CGCCAGCAAACGACGGGGAAACCCAGGTTGCTGACGAGCCGGAAAATCGGGCCGATCAGAGTGATTCAGACGGGGAAGGGAATGAGGCGACCGTAGAAGACGATCAAAAGGAACGCAAGGCGAACCCGAAGATCGAAAGGCGCTTTTCAGAGATAACCAAGCAACGCGAGGCCGCCAAAGCCGAAGCCCAAAGGGAACGCGAAGCAAGGGAATCATTGGAAGCCAGGCTGAAGGAACTCGAAAACAAAGCCAACCCCCAGGCGAAAGCCCAGGACGACTTTGGGCCGGAACCCAAGCCTGAAGAATTCAACGATATGTTCGAATACGCGAAAGCGTTGGCCGAATATACCGCTGATAAAAGAATGATGGAACGGGACAGGCAAGTTGAAGACCGCAAGGCCGCGGAAGCCAGGCAAACATTTGAAAAAGCCTGGGCCGACCGCGTGAATGCAGCGCGAAGCACATTGCCGGATTTCGACGACATGGTTCAGTCAAGCGATGTGTCTATTTCAGACCCCGTGCGCGACGCGATCATGGATAGTGATGTGGGGCCACAAATCCTTTATCACTTGGCCGAAAACCCCGACTTTGCCAGGAAACTTGGCGAAGGTTCAGTCATTTCAGCCCTTCGACAAATCGGCAGACTTGAGGTGCAGTTTGAGAAAACCGCCCCCAAAGCCAGCGCCCCCGATGTGAAATCGACCGCGGTGAAATCAAAAGCGCCAGCGCCAATCAGCCCGATTCGCGGCGCCGTTTCCAAAACGGACAACAACGTGGATGCCGACGGCAATTTCCACGGTACATTTGCCCAATGGAAAGCGGCCCGCCAAAACAGGCAGATTCGCTGACAATTAAACCCTTTTCAATTAGGAAAACAAAATGTCTGGAAATAATTTACTGACGATTTCGAAAATCACCAATGAAGCATTGATGGTTTTAGAAAACGAATTGACGTTTACAAATAACGTCACCCGCGAATACGACGACCAATTTGCTGTCACCGGCGCCAAAATCGGTAACACTTTGAACGTCCGTCGTCCTGGCCGTTTCATCGGTACTACTGGCCCCGCGCTGAACGTTGAAGACTTCAACGAAACATCCGTACCTGTAACCTTAAGTACTCAGTTTCACGTCGACACCCAATTTACGACCCAAGATTTGGCGTTGTCATTGGATATGTTCAGCGACCGCGTGTTGAAACCCGCTGTTGCCGCCATCGCCAACAAAATGGACTTGGACGGCCTGACAATGGCGAAAAACAATGTGGCCAACATCGTTGGAACCGCTGGTACGCCCCCAACTGGCTTGATTACATACCTGACTGCCGGTGCATACCTGGACAGCGAAGGCGCACCCCGCGACGGCCGCCGTTCATGCGTGGTGGAACCTTTTACTTCCGCAACCATCGTTGACAGCCTGAAAGGTTTGTTTGTTCCTTCCGACGTGATCGGCAAGCAATACACCAAAGGCATGATGGGCCGCGATTCCGCTGGTATGAACTGGTACATGGATCAAAACGTTGTGAACCAAACCTTTGGTTCTTACAGCGGCAAAACTTTGTCCGTGGCCACCAACACCACTTCGTTTGGCATTGCCACCGGTTGGGCGCAATTTGGTACTTTGCAACTTGTTGCATCGGCCGGATTGACCTTGAACCAGGGCGACGTAATCCAAATCGCTGGCGTGTTTGCTGTCAACCCCCAAAACCGCGCTGCCTACGGTTCCGGCAAACTTCGCAACTTTGTTGTGCAAGCAACCACCGCCGTGGCAACTGGTGGCGGCACGGCCGTGACTGTATCGCCCGCGATCATCACCGGCGGCCAATTCCAAAACGTTGTTGTGCAGACCACCAGCGGAACCGCTGTTGTGACGCCATTCAACAATACCGGCACAGTCAGCCCGCAAAACTTGGTATTCCACAAGAATTTTGCGACGCTGGCCACGGCCGATCTCGAATTGCCCGACGGGGTTCACTTTGCGGGCCGTGCGTCCGACAAAGACCTGGGACTTTCCATCCGTGTGGTGAGGCAATATACGATAAACAATGACAGTATTCCGACACGTTTGGACGTACTGTACGGTTGGGCGCCTTTGTATCCCGAACTTGGTTGCCGCGTTGCAGCCTAAAGAAACGGGGGCGGCTTCGGCCGCCCTTCATTAAACTTAATTTGGAGAAAATATTATGAGCAATCCAGGGCCAGCATCAACCCAAACGAACACCCCAACCAATTTGGCAACCAACCAGGCTTTGCGCCTGATTGCGTCGGCCCAAGGTGTTAACTTGAATTCTGTCGCCGATACCATTGCCCCCATCCTGGTGGCTGGTGACGTTAGCGTTCAAAGCATCATTGTCGCCAACGCAAGCGTTGACCTGACAACCGCGCAACTTGCTGTTTACACCGGCCCAGGCGCCACCGGCACGGCTGTCAAGTCGGCCTACGCGTTGACCGGCAACAGCACCAGCGCCAAAGTTGTTGTGACCGCAGCAACTTCAACCGATTCGATTACAGGCACACCCTTGTATATTCGAAACACAACCGCCCAGGGCGCAGCGGCCACCGCCGATGTGTTTATTTACGGTTACGACCTGACGTTCTTGCCTTAATCGGGCATGAAATGAAAAAGGGCCGCCCCCAAAAAGGGTGGCTTTTTTTCTATGGTAAGCACTATAATTTTGAAAACACGGGAAAGGGTTAAAAATGGTAAATCTTGAAGCCATCCGGCCAAGCGGGCCAACTTATGCGCTTGATTTAACTTCATCGGCGTCAGCGGCTTTGCTGATTACGCCTTCGACCAACGATCAAACGAATTACGTAATTCTTTTGAACACCGGAAGCGATAAAGCGGCCGTCACGATGGCGCCCGAATCGGCCAACCTGGTGACGCCGACAATTGCCAGCACCGGCAATTCCGGTTCCTTCGTGTTACCTGGCGGCATGAATTTTCCCATTGTGATCGCAGCCCCCAAAGGCCCGTTCTACATCAAAGGGATTAGCAGCGGCACAAACACACTTTACATTACCCCCTGCCAAGCAGATTAAGGGGGCGCCATGTCGAACAGCGCCGCTGTTACGAACACGACGAACATCAAACCGGTTCAGGGGCTTTTTCAACCTGAACCGACGTTTGACTTAATTGCGTTTGTTGGCCCCGCGGGAACTTTGTTTTTCCCGCCCATTGATCCGATTCAATCGGGTTTGACAATCACCAATAGCACGATTGATTCGTCCGTGATCGGTGGAACCGCGCCAGCAGCGGCGTATTTCACCAGCATTTATGCCGTTACCGGCCAGGTGGCCACCAGCCCGTCGGCCGACACCGACATTGCAAATAAGGCTTACGTCGATTCCATTGCCCAGGGCTTGGACGTGAAAGCGTCGTGCGTTTACGCGACCACAAACAACATTACATTGTCCGGCCTGGCTGTCCAGGCTGGTGGTGATTGGGTTGCCACGCTGACCGCGGGCGACCGCATCCTGGTCAAAAGCCAAACCAACCAGGCCGCCAACGGCATTTATGTGGCCAGCGCCAGCGGATGGACGCGCAGCGCCGACATGAACACCTGGGCCGAAGTGCCAAGCGCGTTCACGTTTGTGGAATCAGGAACAACCCTAAGTGATACCGGTTGGGTTTGCACATCCAACCAAGGCGGCACAATTGACGTGACGCCAATCACTTGGTCGCAGTTTTCGGGCGCCGGTTCGTATTTGGCTGGAACAGGGTTAACCCTGACCGGCAACACATTCAGCATCACCAACACCGCGGTGACCGCGGCTGCTTACGGTTCGGCTTCCCAGGTGGCCACGTTCACCGTGAACGCCCAGGGCCAATTGACTTTGGCGGCCAATGCCAGCATTGCCATTGCTGCAAGCCAAGTCACCAGCGGAACATTTGACAGCGCCAGGTTGTCGGGTTCTTACAGCGGAATCACCGGCCTAGGGACTTTGACCGACTTGACCGTGACCAACACGATCACCGGTTCGATTTCCGGCAACGCGGGGACGGCTACAACGGCCACCACGGCCACAAATTTGGCTGGTGGTGCATTGGGTTCGGTTCCATACCAAACGGGCGCTGGCGCCACTTCTTTCCTGGCTGTTGGGGCCAATGGCCAGGTGTTGACCTTGGCCGCCGGTGTTCCGACCTGGGCAACGCCTACGGTTGGCACGGTAACGTCGGTCAGCGGCACGGGTACGGTGTCCGGAATCAGTTTGTCGGGTACTGTCACCAGCACGGGCAATTTGACTTTGGGCGGCACGTTGGATTTGTCGGCGCCACCAGCAATTGGTGGAACGACTGCAAACACAGTCAGAGGCACAACAATCACGGCCACAACAAAGTTTGTTGGCCCTTATTTTGACGCTGCCACAAGTGCTGGTGGTGCATTGCGTAATTCAGGCGGCACGGCCCAATTGCAATGGGGCGCTGGCGGTGGTAATAATTTGACTTTGGATGTTTCCACAAACATCAACGGTGCAAACGCGCAAATTGACATAAGCCCCACGGGAACCGGCCACGTTCACATGAAGCCAACAGGAACGGGTGCAATTGAGATTGCCCCGACCAACCTTGGCACGATCAACAATATGTCGATTGGCGCCACCACGGCGGCCGCGGGTTATTTCACAACGCTGTCGTTCACCGGCGCCTTGACCGTCAACGGTTCAACCGGAACACTTGGAAAAGTTTTAACTTCCGCTGGTTCGGGTACGCCAACATGGGAAACGCCCACCGCTTACGCGACCGTCACCGACGACACGACCACCAACGCGGTGCGTTATCCGCTGTTTGCCAGCCAAACAACCGGCAACCTGGCCACCGAATACGTTTCGTCCACCAGGCTGCAATTTAACCCTTCAACGGGCGAATTCACGGCCACCGGATTCACGGGTTCGGGCGCAAACTTGACCAGCCTTTCCGCTGGCCAACTGTCCGGCACGATTCCTTCGGGCGTCCTGGGAAATTCGACGGTTTACATCGGCACGACGGCCATTGCATTGAACCGCGGCAGCGCCAGCCAATCATTGACCGGCGTGAACATCGACGGCAGCGCCGGAAGTGCAACAAACGCAACAAACGCAACGAATGTCGGCATCACGGACGACACCACCACGGCCGCGGATATGTATTTGTCCTGGGTAACCAGTACAACCGGCAACTTGCCGATGAAGGTGTCTTCGACTAAACTGAAATTTAATCCATCATCGGGCGTTTTGACCGTGACCGGTGGAACTGGCGGGGGCAACTTTTAATGACAACAAAATGGAAAATCCTGGGCATTGATTCACCCGATGGCGAACTGATTACCAGGGCAAAATACTTTGCAACCGTCAGCGACAAGGATTTGGTTGTTGAAACGGAAGGTTTTTGGACGTTTCAAGAACCAAAACTGAATGTCCCATTTGCGGATGTGACCGAAGACATGATCGTGGCCTGGGTTCAGGCCGAAACAATGCAAGAGGGCGCCAACATGATTGAAAAGCGCCTGAACGAACAATTGGCCGCGTTAAAAGCGCAGCGCGTCACACCGCTGCCCTGGGCGCCCCAAACGTTCACACCGGATTTGAAGGGATAAAAAATGGCGGTTAACTTATCACCCGTTGGCGGCGTTGCTGCCCAATTTTTCACAAACGACGGCGTTCCCCTGGCTGGTGGTTTGATTTATACCTACCTGGCCGGAACCAATACGCCGGTGGCCACTTACACCACTTCCGGCGGCACAATTGCACACAGCAATCCAATTGTTTTGGATTCGGCTGGCCGCGTTCCTTCCGGTGAAATTTGGTTGACTGATGGCATTTCATACAAGTTTGTTTTGAAAGACGCAAACAACGCATTGTTGGCTACTTACGACAACATTGTGGGCATCAATTCAAACTTTGTAAATTACACAAGCAGCCAGGAAATCCAAACGGCCACCGCTGGCCAAACCGTGTTTACGTTGACGACCATGCAATATCAGCCAGGCACAAACAGTTTGTCTGTTTTTGTGGATGGTGTGAACCAATATGGCCCAGGCGCCCAATATGCTTACGTTGAAACCAGCAGCACGGTGGTGACGTTTGTATCGGGCCTTCATGTTGGCGCATCGGTTAAATTTACCACCGCGGCGGTTAATGCATCTTCATACGGTGATGCATTCCAAATTTCTTATACGCCGCCATTTGTTGATAGTGTTGCAACCAATGTGGGTGACAAACTTTCAGAATATATTAGCGTCAAAGATTTTGGCGCTGTTGGCGATGGTGTAGCGGATGACACCGCGGCTTTTGTAAATGCATTTGCAGAACTTCAATCTTTGGGGGGCGGCAAACTTACTGGCGACAACGGGGACACCTATTTGCTAACCCCCGCAATTGGTGGTGAATTGCTGGTATTGACCAACGTAGACAACATTGATTTAGATTTTGGAAATTGCGTTATTCAAGATTCCCAAACTTACACGGGAAGCGATAGCGCAGTTTTGTTTAACTTTATCAATTGCAACAACGTTAAATTGTCTGCAACGATTGAAACACAATTGTCGGTAACTTTGGCATCAACCAATTTACGAGGCTTGGTAGGCGTTCAGATTAACCAAGGCGGCAGTAATTTCTTGTTTAACATCAATCAAACTGGTGGTTTGCAATGTATTGTCCCTGTAAAATTGTCAACTGACCCTGCAAGTTATTCGGCATCTTTAATTTGTGGAACGCTAAACGTTAGCAATTGTTATTATCCATACAACGCACAATTTTCGGGTAATAATGTTAATTTAAACATTAACGCAAACACTTGCGGTCGAAATTTCATAATTTATGGCGTTAACAACAACGTTTTGAATGTTAACAGCGTAAATCAACAAGTCACATCTATATTGTCGGCGGCTGAAGGGTTTGGTCTAAGTGATATTCATGTCAATTACGTTGACACAGAATCTACCTCTTGCCAAAGCGCAGCGCCTGTTATTTCATTGACATGGACAGACACAACGCCAGCAACGCATTGCGAAATTTATGTTCACATGGATACTGTGTGTCCAGCGGCAGCGCCTTGGGGCCATACGTTTACGTTTGATAAATACAATGGTAGCGGCGGCGCAGACAATACGGGTCGGGGTCATGTTTTAGAGGGGTTTTACCTGTCAGGTAAATTTGATCGAACTGGCGTTCCACCAACAAACAATCATGTTTTGTGGAGAACCGGACAGTTTGCATCGCCCGATGTTCAAAGAAACGTTTGCATTCGAGATTTTTGGGGCAATACTGGTGCTGGAATTTTTCCAAAGTTAACAACTTTGGCGGGAATTAGCGTATGGAGTACGTTAAATATTGATGGAAACATTAACACACAAAACGGCACAAATGGACTTGTAATTTTTAATGGTTGTCGTGCCGCAAACTTTACTGATACTGGGTCAAACATTGACCAACATCAGTACATTTCTTGCATTTCAGTTGATTCAACCACACAAGCGCCAATAGCGCCACAAACCACATTAAGCACCAATAAAAAACTTGTTAATAATGATCGTTTTTATGCGACAACATCTAAGAATGTGCAAGATGTAACGTCAACGCAAATTATGATGATTACCAAGTCATTGCGAATGGCTGGGTATGCGGTCATCACAAAACGATTGGCTGGCGATCAAACTGGTGTCAACAGCATTGCCAGAGTGCCATTGTTTTATAACGGTTTGGTGCGTATTAGTTATTCAGTTATTGCTGACACAACCGACACCAACCCAGCAACAAGGGATGAAACGCATGGTATTGTGACCGCATCAATATCTGTCAATGGTTCGGGAACAGTAACCACCATGCTGGCATCTGCAAATGAAGGTACACCAAGAAGTTTAGGCACGGCCTCAACGGTTACGGTTGGATTTGCAAACGGTAGTGCAAGCCTGGGCGGGTATATAACTGTTACCGCAACAAACTACAACAGCGCAAATGCTTTTGGTGTTTACATTGTTGAATTGCAGTATTTCAATAAAGACGCGGATGGCGCCGACCCATTAAATGCCGAATGGAATGATGCATTAGGTTTTCGATATTTGCCGGTATAACAGGGAAAAAATATGGCACAAACCGGTTACACCCCAATCTTAATTTACAGCAGCAGTACGACCACAAATGCGCCCGCTGTTGGCAATCTGACCAACAGCACTTTGGGGTCGGAACTTGCCATCAACATTACCGATGGAAAACTGTTTTACAAAGACAATGCCAACGCCATCCAGGTAATTGGTTGGAAAGTTGTTCCGGCCACGGCTGGCGGTACTGGCCAAACATCTTACGCGGTGGGCGACATTCTTTATGCAAACACCACCACAAGCCTGGCCAAATTGGCCGACGTGGCCACAGGTAACGCGTTAATTTCAGGCGGCGTAGGTGTTGCCCCTTCCTGGGGAAAAATTGGCCTTACAACCCATATCAGCGGCACATTAGGCGTTGGTAATGGTGGCACAGGTACGGCAACGGCGTTCACCGCTGGATCGGTTGTTTTTGCTGGCGCATCGGGTGTTTATTCGCAAGACAATGCCAATTTATTTTTTGATGACACAAACAATCGTTTGGGTGTAGTCACCAACACGCCAGCATCGGTGTTTGAAGTGCAAGCCACCGCAACGGGGACAACGCCAAACGCAGTAAAAACATATACAAGTTATATTCAAAATGGAACTGTTGGAACCAATGCTGGTGAATTGGCTGGTTGGGCCGTTCGGTACGGGACAATTGCTTCAACACCAATTTGGTTTGGTGCTAAGTTTTTGAAAAACGGCGTAAATGCCGCATCAGACTATACCGTTTGGACTTCACCCGATGGCGATGTAACCAACTTGGTTGAACGATTAAACGTTGCAGCCGCTGGCGATGTAACAGTCAAAACAGGCAACCTTGTAATTGGCACATCCGGCAAAGGCATAGACTTTTCTATTACTAGCCACCCCGCTGGCATGACCAGCGAATTGTTGGCCGACTATGAAGAAGGTACTTGGACGCCAGCCGTTGGCAATCAAACGGTTGTTGGGACTTTCTCTAGCAATGGTAGATATACCAAAATTGGTAGACAGGTATTTTTTAGAGGCCAGGTAATTGGGTCTACAAGCATTTCGGGGGCTGCTGGTAGTTATATTGGCGGTTTGCCATTTACGTCAACTGCGTCAGGCACAGGCAGCGGCACTATTGCAAATCAAACAGCGGGCGCAATTGTTTTTATTGGGCCAAGCGACACCAATGTTTACATAATTGCTGGCTATGCCGCAACAGGAAATTTTGAATTTTCCGGAATGTATTTTGCGTAAAAAAAGGAATTAAAAATGTCGTTAACAAAAGTTTCTTATTCAATGATTACTGCATCGCCAGTAAATGTATTTGATTTTTTGAGTGAGGCACAAAAAGTTGATGTTTTGGCGGGTACAGCCACAATTGACTGCGCTATACAAATACAAGCCGCCATGACTTATGCTTGGCAAAACCAACTTGAATTATATGTGCCAGGAGGCACTTATTTGTTAAACAGCATCAATGGAAATTTTGACAGTAAAGATTTTGCGCTATATCTTAACAATGGTTTTGCTGGCCCATATCAATATCAACCATTTCGAATGCGCGGTGCGGGGCGTTGGGTAACCAAATTTATTGTTAAAAATAATGTCGGCATTGACGTTGCATTGGGCCTTATTTTTAATGGTGAAAGTTATAGCCTTTCGGATATTGGCATTTCTTGTGAAAGCGCGTCAGCGGCTTATGCGTGTTTCCAAAATGGCGGCGCTGGCCCTAATGTGGTAGATCGTTGTTGGGCTGGTGGTGCTGATATTGGGTTTTACCAAAAGGGCGGTGCGGTTGAATACAACGATTGCGATTCTGAATACGCAAACGCTAGTGGGTTTTTTATCTATAACACATTTAATACAGTTTTAGATAAATGCACCGCCTTGACTGCCACGTTATATGGCGTAAGAATTTTTCAAGATAGTTCGGCTGCACAAGAGCCTTATCAATCCCTTGCGGGTATTTTTATTTCTAACTCTTGTTTCCAACAGTCAGCATCGGCTGCTGGTATCGGAGGGCTTTTTGATATTGACCCAAATACAGGAACAAACATTGGCGTTGTTAACACCATATTTGGCAACAATGGTTTTAGTACGGGCGGTGGTGGTCAACCAAACAACCAGTATGGAATCATAATTGAGCAATGTTCAAACATCAGTTTTACTAATTGTCAATTTGCATTGAATAAATTTGGAAACATAGTTGGTGACGCAAGAAATGTATCATTTACAAATTGTTCTTTTTCATTAACTGGCTTCCTTTTAACCGCTGGAACGGGTACAAATTGGGAGTGCGCTGATTTGGCTATTAGCACGTCAAGCAATAGTTTTCCAACTAACGTCACAATTGTTGGATGCACTTTTCAAGATAGTGCTGGATACGCAATTAAAGGAAATTCGTATACTTCAATCACAATGATTGGCAACACGTTTAACAACTGCGCTAATGGTGGCCTTAACTCAAGTGGTGTAAGGGTCAATTTAACAAGCGCAACTGTTGGCGATTCTTATGTTTACTTAATTCCATCTGCCGCAGCATCTAGTTTTAAATTTATTGGCAACAATATTACAAATGACGCATCTTATGTAACGGGTAGATTTGGCATAAAAATAAATGCGGCAACTGCCGTTCCGGCCGCTGGAAATGTGCAAATAATTGGAACCACTTTGGCTGGTGCTTTGGGTACAAATTATTCGTATGCAACAGCAACAGCATTACAGGCTAATGCTTGGTACATTTTTAATGATAAGTTGGCAACCAGCACACCGCAAAACTTTCCATCTGTTGCGGATGCAAATGCGCCTAATTCGACTTTGTATTATTCGACCACAGCAAGCAAATTAGTGTGGAAAGATAGTGCTGGCGCTGTTAATAATCTGTACTAACCAATTTCCAAGGAAGTATTATGCTAAAAAAACAAATTGTTGTTGACTTAATTGAAACCGTGGAAAACGGCGTTGTCCAGGTTCGTACTTGCACCCGTGTCATGGAAGATGGAAAACAACTTAGCGGCACATTCCACCGCCATGTAGTCTGCCCTGGGGACGATTACAGCGCCGAAGATGCAAAGGTTCAGGCCATTTGCGCCGCGGTGCATACGCCTGAAGTAATTGCAGCCTATCAGGCCGCGCAAGCAGCCGCGCAAGCAGAGATCGAGGAATAACATGACCACGCCGTTTGACATTGTTACCCGCGCCATGAAAGACATTGGCGCGTTGGCCGCGGGCGAAGTGCCAACCGCTGACGAAGCCCAAGACGGCTACGATATGTTGAACGATATGTGCGCCCAATGGTCGAACGAAAACATGATGGTTTTTTACAAAACCGAAATCATTTTCCCCGTCGTTCAAAACCAAACGCAATACACCATTGGCCCAGGTGGCCAGGTCGGCTGCACATTCACCGGTTCAATCAGCGGCACAACCCTGACGATTCCCGCCAACGGCGTCACATCCGGCGCCATCACGATTGGCCAAACGCTGTCGGGAACTGGCATTGCAGCCGGAACCACGATTGTGAATTTCAACACCGGCGGCGGCGGCAACGTTAACGAAGCGGGAACGTACACCGTCAGCAAATCGCAAACGGTGGCCAGCACAACCATTCAGGGTTACTACGAACGGCCGCTGACGTTGGAATCAGCGTTTGTGCGCGTGACCACAACCAGCAATGGCGCCCCAATTTACGGCGGCGGCCTGGATTACCCCGTGGCAATTTTTGCCCTAGAACAATACGAATCCATTGGCCTAAAGCAATTGAACGGCCCCTGGCCAAAAGGCGTTTATTACCAGGCAAGCGAAAACCTTGGCACAATTTACGTTTGGCCAAATCCCGCCCAAGGCGAAATGCACATTTTTGCTTATACGCAATTCCGCACGTTTACGGCGCAGACCGACGACATTGCATTGCCGCCTGGTTACATCAACGCATTACGCTGGTGTTTGGCTGAACGGTTGCTGCCTATGTTTGGCAAAATGAACCAGGTTCAAATGGCCATGATAAATTCGTTGGCAGCCCAGGCAAAGGCGACAATCAAACGCACCAATATGCGGCCGCCGCAAGTGGCGCGTTATCCTGACACGCTGTTAATGGGCAAATCAAAAGATGCCGGTTTCATCATGGATGGGGGATTTGCATAATGCCCGACTTCGGCTTCGTGGGCGCTTCTTACGAAGCCCCGTCAATCTACCAAGACGCGCAAGAGTGCATCAATTTTTATCCTGAAATTGACCCCACAAAGCAGCCTGGAAGCCGCGGCGTTGTTGCGTTGTACCCTACCCCTGGGTTGGTTGAAGAACTGGCTTTGTGGCAAGCGGAAGTGCGCGGAATGCGGGCGTTGTCCGGCAGCCAGTATTTGGTTGTTGTTGTGGGCAACCGCGTTTACAGCGTCACCACCGCTTTTGTGGCCACGCAAATTGGAACGCTGACCACCAGCACCGGCCAGGTTGAAATGACCGACAACGTGACCACCAACAATGGCCTGACCGCTTACATTGTGGACGGCCCCAACCGTTATACCTGGGTGGCTGCCACCAACACGTTCACCGCGCTGCCTTCAACCGATGGTTTGTGGCAAGGCGCCACGTCCACCGACACGGTGGATTCATACATCATTTACAACGAACCAAACACGCAAAATTGGGCGGCAACTGACCTTGGCCTTGCCGTCAGCACAACGGGCAACTACGGCAGCAAAGACGGCGCCCCTGACAACCTAGTGGCTTTGATTGTTGACCACCGCCAGGTTTATTTGCTTGGCGAAGTCACCACCGAAGTTTGGGTGGACGTTGGAACCGTAATTTCAGGCTTGATTACTTTTCCGTTTCAACGGGTAAGCGGCACGACCATGCAGCACGGCTGCGCGGCCAAATATTCCGTGGCCAGGTTTGGTGAATCGTTCATGTTTGTAAGCCGCGACACCCGCGGCCAGGCCATCATTGGCGCGGTGAATGGTTACACGTTTGTGCGAACATCCACCCACGCGGTTGAAAACAGCCTGGTTGGCGCCGACGTATCCGACGCGTTTGCATATACCTACCAAATCGAAGGCCACGAAATGTATGTCGTGACGTTTCCTTCAATTGATTTGACATGGGTTTATGACCTGGCCACGCAGCAATGGCACAAATGGCTTTCCTGGGACAACGTGGCCGGATACTACCGCCACCGGTCAAATTGCTATGCGTTCTTTGCTGGCAAGAACCTGGTCGGCGACTTTGAAAACGGCAAAATTTACAGCCTGGACAACGCGGTTTACACCGACAACGGTTCAACAATTCGTCGTTTGCGCCGTGCGGTTCACCTGACTACGGATTTACAACGCCAGTTTTTTGAGGAATTCCAAATCCAATTCCAACCTGGCGTTGGCCTTACAACCGGCCAGGGCGAAGACCCCCAAGCCATGCTGCGTTGGTCAAATGACGGCGGTTCTACCTGGTCAAACGAACATTGGATCACCATTGGCAAAATTGGCCGGTATCAAAACCGCGCCATTTGGCGACGCCTGGGTTGGTCGCGTGACCGCATTTTTGAGGTTGTAGTGTCTGATCCGGTCAAGGCCGTGATTGTTTCCGCAAACCTAAAGGCGTCGGTGGGGGATAACTAATGGTTGCCCCCAATCCCGCGTCATCGACAAACATTCGGTTTCCGCAATCGGCATTCCTTGATCCAACGACCGGACGGCCAGCGCGGGAATGGATTATTTGGCTGCAAAGCCCTGACATTTTGTCGGCCACCATTGCTTACATTGTGATTACGGGCGGCACAATTGCCAACGTATCAATTGACAATGCGGTAATAAACAATTCAACCATTGGCCTAACAACACCGGCCGCGGGCAAATTTACCGATTTGACAGCCTTGAACGGAATTGGCGGGGGTACGTTTTGACTGAACTTGAAATCTTTAATGAAACACCCACGCGGGAACAAATTGAACGGCTGCAAGCCGAAATGGTTAAGCATCCGCAAGCCGAAGGTTTGGTGACTGAGCATTATTTTGTGCCTGGTATGTATTGCCGCCGGTTATTTCGTCCGGCTGGAACGCTGATTGTTGGCAAGGTTCACAAACAGCCCCACTTCTTTTTATGCGCCAAAGGCGAGATAATTGCCTGGACGGAAAAAGGCATGAAAAAACTTCAGGCTGGTGATGTTGTTGAATGCCAACCAGGAACCAAACGCGTGACTTTGGCGACTATGGATTCGGTTGGAATTACGTTTCATAAGACTGACGAAACGGACATTGAAAAAATTGAAGAAGAATTAGTGGAAGCCGATGAAGCCGCCATGTTTGGCCCAGGCAACAAACTAAAGCAAATCATTTGCGAAATGCAAAAATTGGAAGGGAAATAAAATGTCATTTATAACTGCCGCGCTAATTGTTGGTGGGACAAGCCTTGTAAGTGGCTACATGGGTTCAAAAGCAGCCCAAAGCGGCGCACAAGCGCAAGCGGGGGCTACGGGAGAAGCCGCGCAATTGCAACGTCAAACGGCGCTTGATTCGATTGCCTTCCAAAAGGAAATGTTCCAAAAGCAATTGGAACTTGGCCAACCTTATCGTGAAACGGGTTACAAAGGGCTGACGCGGCTTCAGGAAATGTTGCCTGGTTTGACTTCGCCGGTGACCGCCCAAGACATTCAAAATATGCCTGGTTATCAGTTTGCCGTCCAGCAAGGAACCGGCGGCGCCATGCAAGGAATGAACGTTGGCGGCGGTGGATCAAACGTTCAACGTGCTGGCCAAAAGTTTGCCATTGATTACACAATGGGAACCGCGCTTCCACAATTGATGCAGCAAAAGCGCGACATTTACAACACTTTGTCCGGCGTGGCCAATATTGGCCAAGGCCAACCAGGCGCCGGTTCGGCCGCCGGTGCGCTTGGAACCAACGTTGCCAATACCATGATGGGCAGCGCAACCAACATTGGCCAATTGGGCGTGGCTGGCGCCAATGCTTATGCGTCCGGCCAAATTGGTTCCGCAAATGCTTATTCAGGCGCCTTGAACAACATTGGCAACGCGGGCATGATGTACGCGCTTTTGGGATAAGGAAAAAATCATGGATTTGAACATCACACCGGTTGCAACTCAACTCAAGCCACCGCAATCAATGTCGCTGGCCGACATGATTAACGTTGGCCGCGGCGGTATTGCGCTGAAAAAAGAAAAGCAAGCCGACACCGAACGCGTTGGGCTTCAGGACTTTTTTTCCAATCCTGAAAATTTCCAAACCGATGGCAACATTGACATGACCAAAGTCAATGCGGCGATTCCAAAAATTGCACCATTGACGGGCCGCGACGTTTTGAAAAACGTGGCCGATTTAAGCACGGCCCAAACGCAAGCCAACAAAGCCAAACAAGGTTTGACGCAAGACCAAAAAGCATTGGTCGGCCAAACGTTCAACATCCTGGGCAAAGCCGGTGTGAACAACAGGGACACATATTTGAAGGCGCTGGACGACCTGGTGGCCACAAACCCCAACAATCCCGACCTTGGACGCCTGGCTGATTCGTACAAAACAATTTGGGGCAAGATGCCGGAAAACACCAATTTTGCACAGTTGGCAATTTCAGGCGCCCAAACATTGTTGCCTGTTTCCACACAGGAAACCAATTACAACCCGCAGCCTGGAACACTAAACACCGGCGCACAAATTTTGCCAACGGAAACACGTCCATCCGTTGCGGGTCAGGCGCCAAACATTAAAGTTGGTCAAGTGCCTTTGGCAACCAATCAACTTGGCCCAGGTTCGCGTTATGTTGCAACCGGTCGCGTGGACATGAACAACAACCCAACCGCTTTGGCTTATGGCCCGAACGGCGAATTGTTGGGCGAAGTGGTTATTCCGGCTGGCGCAAATCCAGCAATGCAACCAGGCGGCGCGGCTGCCAATCAAATGCCCACCGGCGTTATGGGTGGCAGCGTACAACCGCAAAACAACATTCAAGCGCCTGGCGGCCCTGTTGTTGGCGGCCCAATGCCCCTTCCGGCAATTACGGCGCAACCCCTTCCGGCTGCCGGACAACCGCAACCGGCGCCAGCATTGCCAGCAAATGCGCCGGTTCGGATGCCCGCGGGAGAAAATGCTTCAACGCTGGAAGCCGCAACCAAATTGCGTTTGGATACCCGTGCAATGGCCCAACAAGTGCCGGTGCAGCAATTCAACAGCAATCAAATTATCAAGTTGGCCGATGATGTGATTTCCGGTAAAGGTTCCGGAACACTTGCAAACTTAACTGGTGGTTATGCTGGCTTAAATGGCCTTGGCATTGGTGGCGACAATGCAACCAACCTTCAGCAACTAGGCCATTACATGGCGCTGCAAACGCAAGCCTTGTCGGCCGGTACTGGTTTGGCAAGCACGGACGCTGGCCGCGCAATTGCTGGCCAAATGTCCGGCACAACCGAATGGACACCCGCAGCCATCAAGCAAACTGCCCGCGTAAACCGCGCCCTTTCAACCGGCACAGAATTGTTTGCCCAGGGCGTTGAAAATAATTTCAATCGCACAAAAAATCCATTTGCAGCATCAGAATTTCAGCAGCGTTGGTCGCAAACACTTGGCAACGACGGCATCAATGCGATTCGTTTGTATGATGCCATTCGAAGCAAAGACAATGAAGCCATCAAGGAAGTGGTGAGCCAAGCCGGTGGCCAAAATTCGCCTGGTTATCAAAACCTGGTCAATAAAATTGGACAAATGCAAAAATTGATCGGGGGCAAATAATGGAAACCTTAAACCTTGCCGACATTGACAATGCGGTGGGGCAAGCATTTGGCCGTAAACCGAAAGCCGCACCGCAGCCATCAAGCCAACCAGGACAGCCAAGCCAGGTCAATTTGGAAGGGTTGAACCCCGCGTTGCTTGCCAACTTGCAAAAAGCCCAGGCGGCTTACAAACAAGAATTCGGCACGGATATGCCGATCACCAGCGGCGTTCGCACCCGCGCTGAACAAGAAAAATTATTTGCTCAAAGTAAGGCTGGAAAGCCTGGCGTGTTTTCGCCAATTGATCCAGCCAGCGCCCCAGGTCAATCCACGTTTCACACCGAAGCGGTGGACATTTCCAGCAAGGTTCCCGAAGATTTCCTGAACCGTTTTGGCATCCATCGGCCGCTTGGCAAAAAAGACCCCGTTCACGCGGTGTTGATGCCTGGCCAAACAACCGGCACGGAAACCCCACAAGGGTTTGCCGATTTCAACCCGCAAAACATTAACAGCGCGGTTCAGGAAGCATTTACAACAAAGCCTGGCGAAGTTGAAAAACCCCGCGGCGTTGTCGGCAAGGTTGGCCAATTCCTACGCGGCCAAGGCCGTGCAGCCGCCAGCGTGGCCGACGTTGGCATAAATGCAATTACCGGAACAATGGACGTTTTGGCTTATCCGCTGGCGCGGGCTTACTACGGCACACAAATGTCGCCTGAAGCAGCCGAAGCCAAAGCCAAAGCCGAAACCACCAGCCCCAAAGACGTTGTGGGCCGCGCTTTAGGCGTGACCGGAACGCCGGAATACAAAGGCGAAGCCAGCCGCCAAGTTATGGATTACATTGGCGCCAATTTGGAAAAAGGTGTTGATGCAATCCAACAAGGTTTGCAAAGCCAAGGAATTAACATTCCCAAAGGCGACGTGGAAAACATGGTCAACCAGGCCACGTTTTTGATTCCTGGTGGCGCCAAAGCAATTGCTAAAACCAAACCCGTTCAAGCCGTTACCGGCGCAATTGGACGGGAAGCCGGTTATGTTGGTCAGGCTGTTAAAGCCGTGACGCCCGAACCAGTCCAGCGGGCCGTTGGAACGGTTGTTGAAGCAATTGCGCCTGGTACTACCAACATCAAGCCCAAAGCGGCTGCGGCCGTTCCTGGGGTCGAGGCGCCTGGCGTTGAATTGAAACGCAACGTGGACGAATTGGATCAACGTTATCAAGCCGAACGCCAATCGGCCACGCAAGGTCAACCAGCGCCAGCAGAATCGACGCCTGGCGTGTCCGGAACTGCCAAACCTACCACGCCCGATGCGCCTTTTTCTGAAGTTAAGTATGCCGAAAACGGTTTGCCATTGGACGAACAGTATGCCCGCGCCCAAACAATAAATCGCGTTTTGGGTTCGGATCATGCCGCCGACCTGGCTGCCATTGAAGGCAAAGGCAAAGAACGCGCTACCAATTACGCCACGTCGAACACCGACACGGCCGCCGGTAATTTTTTGAAGGAAAAGTTTGCCGACGAACAAAAGCGTTTGGCAGATTTTGCCGAACGACAAGTCAAAAACACCGGTGGCACGGTTGGCCTGGACGAAAGCACAGTTTACAAACGCGGAAACACACTTTTAAAACCATTGGATGGTTTAAAAAATTATTTTGACAAAGCGACTGAAAAAATTTACGCCGAACGCAATGCAATTGCCAAAGATATTCCCGTCGAATCCAACAACATTTTAAAAGTTTTGGGCGACGAATCGCTGACGTTGGCCAACACCGAATCCATTGGCTTGACCAACATTGCTAAAGCGCGAATGAAGCAATTGAAAATGATTGACAAAGATGGAAATCTATTGCCAACCGATGCCAAAACAGCAGAAAATTTCCGTCAATTCCTCAATGAAAATTACGACCGAAAAAATGCCAATTTGCACCGCAAATTAAAAGAAGCGGTGGACGAAGACGTGCTGGCCAACTTGGACACAAACACCCCGCTTTACAAGGATGCACGGGCTTTAGTTGAACTTCGTAAAAATACTTTGGACAATCCAAACGGAATTGCAAAAATTTTGGATTCTGAAGGGCCAAATGGAATAAATCGTAAGGTTCCAATTGAAAAAGTCGCGCAAACAATTGCCGATATGCCGGTGGATCAAATAACCCATGTTTTGGATACTTTGAGAAATGTCCCGCCGGAATTGCAACCCCAGGCCACGGCCGCGTTGTCGGAAATCAAAGCGCAATTTGCCAACCGCGTTGCGGAACAAAAGACACCGCGCCAGTTGACCAAATACATGAACGACAACCGCGAGGTAATGAACCGTGTATTTACGCCTGACGAAATGGCCAATCTACGTGATTACCACAATGCCGTTCACATCCTGGCCACCGACACCGGTTATAAAGGCGCAGCCGTTCAAAAAATCAACGTGGAACAAAAACTAGGTTCCAAGATCAAAGAACAATTGTTGCAAAAAGGCGCGGCAACTATTGCTGGTGTTGGTACTGAAGCCGCAACGCTTGGATCAACCGCTGGCGCAGCCGGAACAACCGCCGGTTTAATTACGAATGAACTTTTAGGGCAACGTACGGCTAGAAAACAAGCCAAAGCACAGGCCCAGGCCGAACAAAAGGCATTTGAAAACACGCAACAGCGTTTTGTCCCCATCCAAGATTTGATTAAAAAATGAACGATATGGCACAAGCAGAAATTGATCCCGTGAAATACGGCGTCCTTTGGCAAAAGGTTCAGGATTACGAGCGCCGGTTTGACGACATGGACAAGAAAATGGACAAGATGGAAGGCCAGTTGGAAAAACTGGTGGCCCTGGCCAATCAAGGCCGCGGGGGCTTTTGGGCTGGTATGGCCCTGGTGTCGGCGGCGTCCAGCGTCGTCGGTTATTTGTCAAGTTATTTTCATAAGTGAGGAAATCATGAAAGCATACATTTTGGAACGCCTTAAAGAACCATCCACCTGGCGCGGGATTGTGTTGTTGTTGACCGCCATTGGTGTGCCTATTGCACCAGGCATGGCCGACATGATTATTTCGGCTGGCCTGGCCGTTGCGGGTTTGATTGGCGCCGTAACCCCTGACGCATGAAATTGTCGGAACACTTTTCCTTTGAGGAATTGACGTTCACCGATCACCGCGACCTGGACAATACGCCAAACGACGCGGAAATGGCCAATCTGGTTCGCCTGGCCGATTTCCTGGAAGAAGTCAAAATCGTGTTGGGCGGCAAGCCGGTGATGGTGAATTCGGCGTTTCGCAGCAAAGCCGTTAATGATGCGGTTGGATCAAAAGACACCAGCCAGCACCGTATTGGCTGCGCTGCCGACCTTCGCATTCCTGGCATGACGCCCGACCAGGTGGTGCGGGCCGTCATTGCGTCGGGCATCAAATACGACCAGGTAATCCGCGAATTCGACCGTTGGACGCACATAAGCATTCCAAACAAAGACGGCGACAAGCCCCGACGCCAAGCCCTGATTATTGACAAGGCCGGAACGCGGGCGTTTGCCTAACGTTTCATTTGCCGGACAAACACCGCAAACGATGCCGCGGTATCGCCAAAGGCCGTCATTTTGTCGAATTCCGCAGCCACTTCATCCAGGACGTGATTACGAAGCGCCAATTCTTTGCATTTGCCTGGCGCGGTGCAGCCGGTGGTGTAGCAAAGTGGACACACCCACGGTTCGGGCAAAGCCGACCCTGATTGCAATTGCTGTTGCATGGTGGGCATTCCTTAAAGTTTGATTGCATTCAGATTGAAATTGTCGGCCATCACTTCGTCGTAATTGAAATGGCGGCCAAAGCAATCCCTAAACGAAACGCATTCGTCCGACCAACCTTCGACAACATTGTTGTAAATGTATGCCTTTTTTGGAACGGTAATGCTTCCAACGACAAAATGCAAGCCCTTGGCCGTCAGGCGCCAAAACCCGTCGGACTTTTTGGTTTTGTCTTCCCTGGTTCCGGCTGATTCCACCAGCCCCCAATGTTGGGTTGTGGTGTAGGTTTTGCCGCGCAGCATCCAACGCGGGGCCGTGCGGGGAATATCTATCCATCCGTCTTCATCACAAGCGGCCCTGGAAAGCCACAAAAGCCCCAGGGCGCGGGTTTCGTTCATGCCCTGGGGGCTTACCTTGCCCCACTTCCCGCAACAGGGGCAATTGCCCCCGTCGCCTTCGATGGTGGCCCGCCAGTTGGTTTTCAATTGCGAAAGGTATTGGCCTTCGTCGCCAAAAAAATCCAATTGCATGGCCAGCCCCTTAGAACGGAATGTCGTCGGTCATATCGTCGAACCCGCTGCCCTGGGGCGCCTGGCGGCGTTGCGGCTGTTCGTCGCGTTCGCGTGGTTCGTTGATGTATGCCCAACCGTCCCAACCGCCTTCCTTCAGCGGGATCACGTCAATTTTGAGCATTGGCCCGTTTTTGGTATCAATGATTGAGCCGATCCGCTGGTAACGATTCTTTTGTTGGCCTTGGGCGTTGTTGTACGTGCCGGTGATTACGGTGATTTCGTTAATAAGTTTTGCCATGATTTATTCCCCAATGATTTTTTTAAGTTGATCGACCTTGACCGCGGTTTCGGCCAGGAACTTGATGATTTCCGCTTCCATGTCGGCCACGAACACTTCGTCACGCTGTACGCGCTTAATGAACAGTTGCGCTTTGGTTGGCATCCGTGGATCAAACACGACGTAATCGCACCAGGCGCGGCCAGCACAAACCATTTGGAATTGCATTTGCGCGAAATACTTTTGCGGCACGGCGCCGGTCAGCAGCGTTTCAATCATGGTGGCCGTGTTGGGGCATTTGATTTCCACGCATCCGTCGTCGCCAATCAGGCCGTCAGGTGACGCGCCAGCCATCGCAATGGTTGGGTGGTTCACAAAACCCACTTCCTCAACCATGTTGCCGGTGGCGGCTTCGTATGCGCCGCGGGCAAAAGGTTCCTGGTCGGTTCCCCATTGCATGGCGCTGTTGGTAAACGATTCCTGGCGTGTGCCGGTGATTTGTTCGACCACCAGTTGCGCCATGTAGTTTTCACGCGTTGCGGAATAACCCGACTTTGTGCGGGCCATCACGTCGGCCACTTTGGACGCGGTGACTTTGCCCAGGCGGGCGGCAAACCATTCGTCGGTGCGTTGTTCGATTTCGTCAGACATTTTCATTTCCTTTGGTTGATAATTCTTTTTTGGCACGGGCCACGCGTTCTTTTTTGGCTGCCATTACTTTGGTTTGAAGCGCCTGGTTGCCCTGGCAAGCGTCAAATGCTTCTTTAAATACTTTGGCCAATTCTTCGCTGTTGGCGCTGGCTTGGATGGCCGCCAGGTGGTCGGTAATGTCAGGTACGGCAGCCACGGAATGCGTATGTGCATCGGCATCGTTGTCGGCTTCGGTTGGAATGCTAAACGCCTGGAATGCAGCGTATTTGTACGCGGCCGACATTGCTTTGTTGGTGGCTTTGTCGCCGCTGTCCATTGCTTCGCCAAAGGTTTTGACGGTGTGTTTGGAACCATCTTCAGCAGACACAAAATCGAATTCGACTTCGACGGTAATGTAAAACAACGCACCGCCTTTTTGGCTTACGCGTTCGACGCATTCACGCGCCAGCACACGGGGCAAAATGCACAAACCATGTTTGGCCAACAAAGGCGCAATGGTGTTGTAAACATCGTCGATGCCGCGGAAGTTGTAACCGCTGCCTTGCATATTGCGACGATCTTTTGTGATGCCGACCGTGGACAATTCAGCCTGGACGGCGTTGATTGCTTTATAAACTTTCATGGTGGTTTCCTTTACCATTTGGGAGCACAAGTAACGTCAATCACAACGTCGGCGGTGTACCCGTTGACCTTGCGTTTGCCGTACATCAACACGGCACGAAGCCCGTTGGCCTGGCAATCGCCAATGGCCGACACAACTTCATTCCGCGACATTGGTTGGATACTTTTATCCAAAACCAAATCCTGGGCGCCGCCGGTTGTGGTTGTTGAACAACCGGACAACCAGGCGACAAGACCGACAGCAATTACCACCACAACCAGGCAATTCCAAGCGCGTTGGTAAAAAGTTGGTTTTGGGTAGTAAGGGCCGTCAACATCAATGCGAATCATTTTTTTCATTGCAGTAACTTTCAAAATGGTGCGGGTGGCAAGTTGTCCCGCCGTTGGTTTTGGTAATCGCGTTCTTGCTTACGCGACCAGGGGATTGGCCCCCCTGGCGGTGGAAATGGCCAGTTAAACATTGGCAATTTTTTTGGCGTAGTTGATGGCCTGG